TGCAAGTTACCGCCCTTACTGTTCCTCCTTTTGGTAATTATCATATTTATAGCACCTTTTACATTAGCGTGGTCTTGATGAACTGGTGCAGATATATTGCAATTAGAAATCGTAGAACTAAAATTTTTAGCAAAACGCCAATTATCAGGTATTCTTTGTTCAACTTTCATACTGTGAGAATCTGCGACTGTTGGAATATATTTTTTTACTAATTCAAAAGATTTTATACCAGCTGCAAACATAGCTTTAACAAAAGTATTAGCACTTTTTACAGAGTGAACAGATGATCTACTAGCGTATGGCCTTCTCATGTGTGGTTTAGGTGGACATGATCCACAAATGGTTGAATATTGCAATACTTCAGCTTTTTTATTATGTAAACCGCTTGACCTTTTCATTTCAGACTTAGGTACACGTTTAGTTTGTATTTCTTTGTCAGCTATATTCACAAGGTTCTGTAAGTCATCTGGCAAACTTTTTATAAACAAACCCACAGGAGTACCATCTGGGTCTATTAAAATGCAATCGTCAAAAATATTAGGCTCAAAACCGCCTAC